GGCATTTTGCTCAACCTGAAGGATTTAGGATTCGGGCCACGCGCCAAAACCGCCGGCCAAGGCGGGGCGGCGGGCGGTTTCATCTATGTGATCAAAGGCGACCACGGCCATGTAAAGGTTGGCGTTTCCATCAACCCGATTGACCGGCTGGCGACACTTCAAACCGGTTCGCCGTTCAAACTCTGGATCGACTATGCCGGCGCCCTGACTGGTTTCGGCTTTGGCTTGGAAGGTGAAGCGCATGATGCACTCGACCGTTTCAGGCTTGAAGGCGAGTGGTTCAGTTGTTCAACCGAGGTCGCGGTAGGCACCCTGAGCGCCCTCGCCCACAAGCGCGGCGAGAAGATTGCCGCAGTAGATCCCGCCATAATCCCCGACATCGTGCGGATCGTGGCGCAGAGCAACGCCTCCACCCCGCCGGAATATTCCCGGAACGGGAAAATCATGATGTTCGCAGTAGCGGTGGGCGTAGGCGTCGGAATTTACGTCTTCGTCACCCTTATGGCCGGCCCATGATCGCCTTCTGCGCGGCGACGCCGAACAATTCCTTCACTTCGTCGCCAACCGCAGCCACGGCCCCGCCAAGGAACGGCCGCGCGGGGATTTTCGACGTTCCGAACTCATGCCAGACGGCTTTTTCGTTGTTCGTGCCGACATAGCCTTCTTTGCTGTCGGAATTATGCTCGATGCTGTCGCGCAATTCGCCGGTTTCAACCAGAGGCGTGTCGCCGTTGGCCTTGCGGGCGATGGTTTCCGGCTTGAGCGGCGGCCATCCGAAGCCGTTTCCAGGATCGCCCATCGCGTTCTTGGCGGATTTTTCGAGCTTTTCGCAACCCTTGGCGATGGGTTCGCGCATGGCGTGGTCGATCTCGACCGACGCCGCCGCCATCGCGCCCGCGAATTGCAGAAGATTCATTTCCGCTCCTCCCAGCGCATCGCGGACCAATCCCAGGTCGCGCCTTCGAATGTTCCGAACACAATCGCCGCCGCGCGCCGCATTTCCGCAGGCATCGCGAATGCCAAATCCTCAGACACGCCGTTCTTGATCAGCCAAAGGGCCTCGACGAAGTCGGCGTTGGTCGTTAGTTTTTTATTGCTGCGGCCTCGTCATCATCCGCAGCCATGACCGGCGAAAATCGGCTCATCGCCTTGATGGCCGCCGAAAGCCCGTGGAAATCGAGCCGCGCCATCGTCGCTTCAAGCTGGAGCAGCGTTCCGGGCTTGGATAGCGGCTGGCCGTCGATCTCGACCACGGAAGCGGTCATCAGCGCCTGTTCCAGCGCCGTGGAGTTGGCCGCGTCGGAGCCGAGCAGGCGGGTGATGCGGTGCGTATCGAGGAAGTTCAGCTTTTTTACGCCGATCACGCGCCCGGCCGCATCGGTGGCGCGCTCGATCCGGGTCGCGTCGGCCTTGATCTGCTCGGCCAGCGAAAGCGCCTGCGGGATCGTCAATTCCGGCGCCGGTTGCGGCAGCACGCCCGCATCGTCCCCCGTGCGGATATTCGACAATTCAACCATGTTTCAGTCTCCATTGGCGCCGGCCCGCTAAGGCCTGACGCGATTCAGGTGGTCTGACGACCGCCGGGCCAATGAAGCCAAGACGATCGCGTTTGCCTCTTAGCGGGAGGCGTGGGAAAGTTGATGATGTTTCAAATGCTCATTCTCGCCGCGCTCGCCGCCGATCTGCCGCCGCTCAATCCCGACGTGACGCAGTGGACGATCGCCGTGACTATCTGCGCGCCAGGCTGGACGCGAACAATCCGCCCGATGGCATCGACCATGAAGACGATCAAGGCCGACATGCTGGCGCGGATCAGCGAGCCGATGGAACGCCGCAACCAATATGAGCTAGACCACCTCGTCCCGCTCGTATTGGGCGGCCATCCGACTGACCGGCGCAATCTCGCGCTCCAGCCGATCGCCGAGGCCCGCAAGAAAGATGCAATTGAAACGTGCCTGTCTTCCCTCGTCTGCCAAGGGAAGATTGATCTTGAAGATGCTCAATCCGCGATTTGGGAGAATTGGCGCCAAGCCGGGGAGTTGTGCGAAATCACACCACCAGGCGGCGGCGCGAAGCCTTGAACGACACCTTCTGGCTGACCTTGTCGGCGGCCTTCCACGAGCCGGCCGAATCCAGTTTGAGCGCGACGTCGGTATAGGAATATTGCGTCACCGTGCCGTTCTTTTCCTGGATGGTCTCGGATATAACCGCCACGGGGCGGACGCCATTCGAGAAATATCCCTCTTCTCGTTTGGCGAAATAGGCTTCAATCTCATTCGAGACGCGATCATATTCAAACGAGCCATCCCAGCCGTTTTCGACGTCATCGAATAGCGGCGGCCCGTTGACGGGTTCGCTGGAGACGGCCTTGGTGATCGGCTTGCTCTCGAAATGGGTGAAATTCGAGAAGGTGACGAGGATCTGTTGGGTGGTTTGGTCGATGATATCGATGGCGATATCATGCCCAAGATTGAAATTCGCCATAGAGGCCTCCAAAAGAAAAAGGCCCGCGCGAGCGAGCCTTCAGGATGGTCGGAATAGTCGGCAATTAATTACCGACCATGGATTATTGGCCCGGAGGCGTGTTGCTGATCGTGACCGACGCGCCGCCTTCCAAGTTCACGATGAAGTATTTCGTGATGCCCTGATAAATCGCCTTGACATAGCCATAGCGATAGCCAAGCGCGGCGGTGATCTGGGTATTATTGGAGTTATCCAACACGACTTGGTAGGCCTGCGAGCCATCCACCGTCCCGATGATGCTGTTCCGCTGCTGTTCCGCGAGGAACGTTTGAAGCGACACCTTCGAACGCCGCAAATCGTCAGGGCTTGTGACATTGCCGATGTATTTCGCCGCGATGATCTGGATCGACTTGGCCAGGAAGAAAGTCACGCGCGTATATTCGTCGCCGGACGTGACCGGATTGGACGACGAGTTGAGGCCAAGGCGGAAGACGAAGTTATTCGAAATCGTCTTGTCGAGCGCGATCAGGTCCATACGCGCGGCGGCGAGCGTCTGGAAGTCCGAATAGCTGTAGGTCTTGCCAAGAACGCTCGATTGCGTCCCGACGATGCCGTTGATCGGCTTGTTCAAGACGTTATTCTGTGGCGACAAGTTGCCGAGCAGGCCGAGCGCGATGGCCTGCGGAGAAGTGATGCGGGTCGGAACCTGGTTGACAGTGTCGTTCCAGATGATCCAATCGCCAAAGATCGGCTTGCAGACGAAGGAATCGATGCCGGCAAGTTCGGTCTGCGCGTTGGAAATCGTGTCGCTGGCCGGCGTAGGGCAGATTGCATAGGCCCCAATATCGAAGCCGAAGACGATCTGGGTCGAGAACGACGAGACGTCCGAGAGGTCGCAGAGGTCGAACTGCGCCACGGCCTGATTGCGCAGCGCATACATGCCGGTGCGTGGCACGGTGTCCACGCCCAGCATGACGGAGGTCGAGATGTTCTGCGCGCCGTCCGTGCCGCCCGAAAGGGTCACGGTCTGTGCGGTCGGAGCAGCGGTGGAGGAGCCGACCGTGGCGACGACGATGTTCGAGGCCGGGCGGATCGATGAGGAGCCGTTGTTGATCGCCCACGCGATGCCGCCCCAATCAGAGACGACCGCCGTATAGGAGCCGCCCGTGCCGCCGCCACCCGTCAGTGTGACCGTCGGTGCGCTCACATAGCCCGTGCCGGGGTTGAGGATCTGCGGAGCGCCGAGACACCACGTCAGGGTGAATGTCGCGCCCGTGCCCGCGCCGGAGGTGGAAACCTGCGCCATCGGCTGGGTGGGGATCGAACCCGCGAGAAGCGTGCCCTGCGTCTGGATCGAGAAGGTAGCGACGGCCGTGGTGGCGAGGGTCAGAACCTTGATCACAACGCCGTTGGCGAGATAGATCAGATCGTTGACCGCGTAGCCGGTGCCGGGGGCGCCAAGCGTGCCCGTGCCATAGGTGGTGAGCGTGGCGTTGATGACGGCGTTGACGCCGCCGGCCGGGGCCGCCGCGACCGCGCAGGCCGGAACGGAGGTGTAAGTGGTGCCCGGAACCGTGGTGACGGTCGAAACGCCCTGCTGGATATTATCGAAGGTCTCTGAGCCGAGGTTCTGGGCCGAAATGACAACCTTCTGCGAACCGGACTTAGTGCCGCTCGAAAAGGTCGCCTTGACCGAATTGCCGAGCGAGCCGGTATATTTGCCCGTGAGCGTCACGCCGGTCGAGCCGACCACGACGGAGGCCGCCGTATCGGTGCCATCAGTGACGCGCACGCCGACGAAATAGCCCGCGCCCTGCGCATCGGCCAGGATCACATGGCCGCCCATGTCATAGGTGCGGGGAACGGTCGGGCCGTAGATCGAGGCAAACTGCGAATAATTGCCGAAGTTCATCGGCGTGTTGACCGGCCCCCAAGCGGCGGTGCCGACAAGGCCGGAGGTATTGGTCGATACGCCGTTGAAGAGGAACTGCGGGGGGACGATCTGAACGAGCGCCTGCGGGACGGAAAGGGCGCTGATATTCACGGCGCCAAGCTGAGAAATAGGCAATGACGCCTCCTAAATGAAAAGGCCGCCCCGGAGGACGGCCTCTAAGACGAGGATGGATGAAGGGTTTGGATCAGGCGGCGGGAGCGGCTGGCTCGACAGGCGCAGCCGGGGCCGGCTGATGCGCGGAGACAAAGCCGTCAACGGAGGCCTTCAGCGCGGCGAGATGGTCCGACAACTGGCCGAGCGCGGCGACGGCGGAAGCCTCGTCCGCTGCGACAGCCTGCGCAGTGGCGGCGGAAGCGGCGTCGGCTTCGGCAATCTTGGCCGAGGCGAGATCAACCAGCGACTGAATGGAGGCAGTCAGGGCTTCCACATTATTGGCGAGGGGGGAGACGTCGAGAGCCATTTCAAGCAACCTTTCGAGGAGATGGCGCATTGGCCTCAGGCCTTGAGCGCGGGGGATTCGGGCAGTTCAAGCGACACAGGAACGGGGGACGGCGCCAGATTGGCGGTGGGGATCAATTTGCGGACGACATGCGCCGGGTAGCTTTCGAGCGCCGCGTCGATGGCGTGGGCGTCGGTGATGACGTCGCCAACCGCATGGCCAAGAAACGAATGGAGAACAACAAGGGCGATCTGCATGGGTCAGCTCACGGGGTTGATGACGGGAGCGAAGCCCGTCCATGCGGCGGCGGTGAAATCGGGCGTGTTCGCCGGATCGAGTTCGATCTGCGTCTGAAACGACGTGACCGGATAGCCAGTGGCGATCTGCGTGGTGGCGTATTCGGCCCAGAAGAAAATATCGCGGCGATAGAGCAGCGCGCGTTCCTGCATGTCGCTGTCATTCGAGGATCGATAGAGCAGCCACGCGGCGGTCTGGTCGGGCATGGTGACAAAATCGGTGGTGGACATGATCTGATCGACCACGCTTGCCGCAGCGGAGCGCAAAGCGTTCGACGGCGCCCAGATGATGATCTGGTAGCCGCGCTGCTGCCGCCGCAATTCGCGCATGACGGTTCCCGGCGCTCCGGTGCGGGCGATGATGCGGCCGGCCGCCGTGGCTGGAAAGGTGATGACGGGCCCTACGGCGCTCGCTGGCGTCGTCGGGTTTATCAGCGCAGCCAATGCGGCGGCGACCGTCGAAAGCGTGTCTCCGGACTGCGCCGCGTAGCTGTAGGCGAGGTTCTTGACAATCAGCGTGACGTAATGGCCAACCGTGACCGTCCCGCCGAGCGTGACCGTGTTGGCGTTGACCGCCGCCGTGAGGGTCGGCGTCGTGGTGGTCTGCGTCTGCCACGCCTGCGGATAGCGCGTCGTCACCCGCTCGATATTGGGCTGCGGATAGACCGAAACCTGAACCGTCCCGGCGCGCAGATCGGCGTCGAGGTTGGTCGAGTTGGGCCAGCCGGGAAACACCTTGCACGGCGCCGTGATCGCGGAGGCCTGCCCGGTCCCATTGGGATAGAGCGCGTTCGCGATCAGCGTCACGAGCGCGTTGGAAACGTCCGAGATGTCAGCCACGGATGAGACGATCAAGCAAAATAAGGGCGTCGTCAGGAGCATCATTCAGGACGCCGAAATCGAGGCCTTGCATGACGAGAAAGAGGATTACCGCAGTGCGATCTTCGTTTGACATCATGTCACCGCCTGCGTTGCGTCGATGCGCCAGCCGAGGTCTTGCAATTCCGCCGAGACGACAATCATGCGGTTGCCGACATCATCGTTCAGGATCGTTCCGGGGCGAATGACCACGCCGGGCCACGCCGGCATCAGCACGCGCCAGGAGCCGTAGCCCGCATCTTCCGGCAATTGCTGGTCCCTGACGCCGCGAGATCCGAGCAACACGCTCGCCGGCCAGTTGAGCATGATCGCGGTTTCGTTGGCCAGCGTCGTCCCGCTGTAGACATTGGCGCCCAAGCCCAGCGTCGGGCCGGGGTTGAACGCCGAGATGGTGCGATTGGTCTGCACCGCGAGGATCGGAACGCCCGCATCCTTCGCCGCGATGAAAAACGGGCCTTGCGGGTTGTTTTCGCTGACGAGATAATCGCCAACCTGCACCTGCGTCCCGTCGAGCAGGGCGTGAAACATCGGCTTGGCGTAGTCGGACGGCTTGGAAAAATCGAAATTGCCGGCGCCGTGCTGGGTGAACGCCGCGGGGATCGTCGCGATTTTCATGCCGCCAAGCGGTTCGACAAAGCTGGTCGGACGATAGATGTCATAGGGCAGGCCAATGCGCTGCGCGGCCTTCGCGTAACCCGCGTAAACTTTCGCCTGGAGCGTGAGGCCGTCCATTAGCAGCGCGCGACCGAAAGGCCGCCATTGCCCAGCGCGGGCCCAGGAGCGCAGCCAAGAAACCCGCACATGGCGCGACGATGCTGGTTATAGAGCGAGGTACGGTCGCTGACTTCGTTCTTGTTGTGGGTCCAGACCGAAGCTGCGTCGGTGTCGAGATTGGACGACGCCGCCGTGATCGCCGCTTCAAGCGTGTTCAGCATCGTCAGATAGCCGGTCAAAACCGTTTCTTCGGAGGCTGAAAGCGTCGTCAGCCGCGTATAAAGTGACATGATGGTCATGCCAAACCGAACGTAAACGATGTCCTGGTTGGCGTTGATTGTCAGCGTGGTGCCGGACAAAGGATGGCCGGCGAAGCGCCTGACGTCCGTCATTTGCGCGTCGGTCAGGGCCATCTCGGTTTATTCCTTACCGTCAACGAACACGTCGCGGCGTGGCGACGGCGCGGACTTTGGCGTCTTCGGAACCGCAACCGGCGTAGCGAAAAGCTTGTGCGCTTCGGTCAGGTCGGACTTGTTGATGACGATGTAGCCGTGCGGGTTCCCGGCCGAGACTGGCGAGACGACGCGGACGGTTTCGACGCGATTTTGTTCAGACATGCGGCCCCCAAAAGGAAAGGGGCGCAGTTTCCCGCGCCCCTCTTTCATCAGCCGAGCAGCGTGGCGATATGGTTCTGCTTGATGGCCTGACAGCCCCAAGCAATGGCGACGTGGTAAACGACCTGACGGAACTGACGATACACGGCGATATCGAAAGCAAGGCCGGTGTTCGGGTCGGTCAAAACCATGACGTCATCGGCGGCATCCCCGCCTTCCGGCATCGCCGGGGCGCGGGTAATGAGCTGCACCGCCGATCGCGAGAACGCGAGGTTCGGCGTGTCGGTGGCGCCAACGGTCATGGCGACGGCCGAAGCCGCGATCGCCTGCCGGAGGCCGGGAGCCGCGATGGTGATCGCGCCAGGAGC